TAGCAATAACCAGCCGCCAGCATTGGCAGTCAATACTTTTACAAGTTGACCCACTGTGGACTTTACCGAAGAAAGATCTGCAAGTGTAGCCACTGCATAATCGGCCGCACTATACTGACTGAACCCAGTCTGATACCAGTCTACTTTGCTCCAATAATTGTTGACATTGTACGACTGTGTGAGAATTTTACTCCATACGTTGTCAACAGAATTGAATCCATATATACTCCAAAGATCCCCAGTAGTTGAATCACTTTTTACAAGTACCGCAAAATCTCTCGCAACTACCTGTGTGGTGTTGCTATATCCATAACCTGAATTTTTTACTTCTACGGATGTGATTTGTCCTGCGGTATTAATTTTACAAACTACGGCAGCATGTTCTCCGGTACCAATAATAGATATTGTTGGAGCTATAATATATCCTTTACCTGCATTGCTTATTGTGACTGATTGAATTCTACCATTCACAATTACAGGAACAAGTACTGGTAAGGTAGATGATACCGCACCTTGATTGGTGGTAAAATCCAAATATGTATCATAGGATCTATCATATAATCCGCTCAATGTTGTCGGAATAGGATCTTTTAATTCTAAATCGCTTATATTTCTAGATTCAACAATTTGCTGAGTAATCAATATGCGGTTAACACGTTCTATAAATTCTTTTAATGCCTCAATTCTGTTGATAAACATGCTCTGTCGAGGACGGTTTTCAATACCGTAACGAAGTTTTGTCGGCAACAACGGATCTGGAACTGCTCTACCGCCGGCGTCTACTCCGCATAGGCTATCTATCCATTTTTCTTCAACAACTGATGGAAGATCTACTATAGTGTCGTTACTGATTAAACTCCACTGGCTATGTATCGATTGATCCGTTTTATCCACGGTCCAATATTCTATAGCCAGTACTCGATCCAAGTCTTTAAGATATTTGGCACAATTTATAAGACTGAACGAGTCTGCGCCGGTAATCGCCAAACATGCATATCCCTGTTCTCGTGGGCTGGCGATAAGTTTCGCAACATCGTTTGCTGCCATGTAACGGCCCTGAACATTAGGTATTATTTTTTTATTTTTTACCCAGAAGTAATATAAATTACTAAAGACTTTACTGGTGGTGTCATACTTTTCTAACATGCTGTATGCAGTATCACCATGTAAACTTTTACCGCTTATGCCCTTTGTCAACCCGGTGGGTGTATCAGCAGTTGCATCCCAGGCACTGGGTTTTAAATTACTTTCTACCCATTCGTAAATATCTACAGAAGCCCCAGTTGCAAGTGTATTCCATGTGTTGTTTCTATAATTAAAATCCTTAAATCGATTTTCACGGAATTTACAAGTTCTTAAATCCCACCACAGCTGACCAACTTGCGGAGAGTCCCAATAGCTGGTAGTATCACTGGTTGCATTCACATTGATACTGTAACTGTATATGGCTGGATCGTAGTAGGTTTTGTAAGCCAATTCTTCTTCGGCAGGGCCTGCTATTTTTCCTTGTAGAGGATCTATAACATCAAGATAAGTTGTTAGTGTTTCTAATTTTTTATCGTATATAAATGTTTTTTTAATTTTGCTAACATCGGCTAATGTGGTCTGTTGTTGAAATATTGACCATGTATATTTGTTTGGCTGTTTGTTGTAACTGTACACTTGCCCCGATAATAATTTACCGTCTAGCGCCCCTGGAGCACTAACTACAACGTTATTTGATCCCACAGCAACTCCTACACCATATAAATCAGTAGGTAAATTGTTTGACGGTAACGATTCACTAAATACCCAAATATTATTATAAACATCATAAACATCTACTCTGCCTGCACGAGATTCGGTTTCTGTAAAATTAGTAGATCTTTTATCAAATGTGGTTGTACCGTTATCAAAATTTCTAACAGTAGAAGTATCGCCGTTCTTACTATAGACAACTAGTGTCTTGTAGTCATTCATAAAAGATATCGTGCTGCCAAACTGTCCGTTTTGTTGCGGATTATGGTTTGTCAATGTTGATAGGTATGTGTAGTCAGTGCTGTTATAACGATATATCTTTACCAACCCTTCATACAACGCACCTAGCGGAGCAATTGGATCTGCAACTGCAAAATATTCGCCGTTATCGCTAAATGTGATCGACTGCCCCCACGATGTTGCAGAACTTTGTGTTGGTAATCTCGCTGGAGCAGGTATTGCTTGAACTAGTATATTGTTTTTATAAACCGATACTGTCTGGCCGACGGCGGCAATGGCCAAAAAGTTTCCGTTGTTACTGGTAGCTAATGTATAACCAATCTTGTTGTTAGACGCTCCAACAAAGTTATATGCAAAATCGTAAGCCCAAGTAGTTTCTGTAAAAGTTAATATGCCACTAGGAGTGCTATCCGGAACTTCATTAAGCAACAATGTGTTTAACCCAACTACCGACGGAGTAAAATTAAGTTGTAATACTGAGAATGTTAGGTTATTGTCACCGTTAAATGTGGCCTGTGTTAGTATGGATGCATCTACATCTTGCAAACTGGATATAACAATATAATTATAAGATCTATAAACCCCGGTAACTAATACTTGTTCAACTCCCAACGAATATATGTTGGCAGCTGATAAAATTCCAGGGCCAGTTACAGTCATACCTACTGACAAGTTGGTAGGTGTTAATGTTGGATTGTTGATACTGACTGTATTGCCCGAGCTATTTACAGCCAATCTAATTTTAATTAATAATGCATTAACTATCTGTCCGCTGAACCCAGTTCCATTTATGGTCATACCAGCGCGGACGCCTGCTGTGGATGCCACAGCTATCACATTTTTAGAACTACCGTTGGGATTATATACTGTACTGGCATATTGAATAGTAGTATACTTAAATTTATACACACGACCAATACCACTATTATAACCAGGAGCGCCCACATACATTGCATCTGTACCAAATACAACGCTAGAGCCAAATTGTTCGTTGGCCGCAGGGATTGGACTTATTATGGAATCAATAAAAATATAGTTGTCATTCGAAGATTTTTTATATAAACTTATAACACCCTGTGAAGCTAATGTGGAATTACTACCCGTTGCTTGACTTACAGGAATATAAGGAATAGATTCCCAATAAATTGAATTGACGGCAGGAATACTGTTGACGGGAACTGCCGATACTGCTTGCCAATATGCTTTACTACTACCTGTGGTTACCGACACTATGGAATTAATAGCATAGGATGTTATGCTAGAATATGTTCCTTTAAAACTTGTAGCGACATATCCCACTGCTGGACTTCCGGCAACTAGCCAAGTGGCATCGGAACTCAAAGATAAGACTGTGCCCACTTGAGATAATTTTACATTTCTACCAGGATTCACTGTATCGTTAAATGCAAGGAATGGTGTATTCAATGTGGCTCGTTGTGTGAATCCCACCGACGAGCCAACTTTATCATATATTGTTACATATCCTTGACTATTACCCACTGCCAGTATGTTACCCTGTTTGTTTATTGCAATGGAAGAGCCGTTTGCCAATCCGCTTTGCGGATTAAGATTGGGTAATGTTTTTTGTTTGTAAACCGGAGCATACTTCCATACTGCCCATGCCCCAGATCCATCATCATCTGTCCACACCAAATCTCCTGAAAGAGTGTGTGCCAATGGCAATGAATCTAAAATATCAAGGTTGTTAATTTTACGAGATACCAATGAAAATATAACCAGCTGATTGGTTTTTGTAAACGGCGAAACTATATTTTTTGTTGTTTTAATTGTGAAAGAATTCAATTTAACAGATGCTATCTGATAGAAACCATTAATTGGATCCGGGGTAGCAGAGCCCACACTAGCAAGACTTAGGCCAACATATGACCCAACTGTTAATGGCACAATACTTTGTGTCGTGACTGTTAGCACACCGTTATCATATACAACACCGCTAGCTCGTATTAGTAAATCTGTAAATCTATATACATTCCAACTGGCACCTTCAAAAGAGCACCATACATACTGTCCTTCTGACAGTTGTGAAATATCTATATTGGTGATATCATCTATAGTTTTTAAACTAAATTTTACATCAGCAGGATTCACATAACCTGCATTTCTTAGCAACGGCGTTAGATTTGTTGATGTTGGAAACGGAGACGACTCATAGCCTAAAGGTTTAACATAGATGTCGTTTGGCGTCTGTTGAATAACAAAATTACTAATATTGTTATCTTTTCTATTCACCAATGCATAGCCTTGAGGATTATTTTTAAATAATGTCTCATCTAATACGATTTCAAAATCTTCGAAAGCATCGCTTGCGCCGTATCGACCAACCCGCAACGCCCATTCTTCGTAAAATGTTAAACTATCCACTTTGTCTACATTTAATGCACCAAACAAATGATTTAGAACATTTCGTGTTCCTTTTTCACGTATCATTCCTTGATAAAATTTAAATTCGCTTACAGGGTCTTGGATTATGTTGTGAAGATATTGTCTTGACTGATATCCAATTAAGTGCTGTGCAAACTGTTGGTATTGTGAATTAAAATTATCTACGTTTAAACTATAAAAATCTGTAAATTGTGTTGCAGAATTTGTCCAGTTTGGAAGCAGTTCAGAGCTGGGTGCTTTACTACGTTTGTTCCAATAAGATGCTATGAAAGAACTGGTACCGGCTAAACCACTATTTGCAGTATAATAATTACCTTGGTAGTAAACAATATCACCTAAATTATAATCTGTATAAGGTTGCCAGTTGAAAACTTTGGCAGAGTCAAATATAAATCCTGGAATATCTAAACCACCATACCAACCACTAGTTACATATCCAGATACCTTGATACGGTCTCTTCGATATCCGCTAGTAGGACTATAGATGACATCGTTGAATATATCAGTGTTGTCTATTATAACTACATGCTCATTTTGTATTAGATAGAATGTAGCACCATAAATTCCATCGGTAGTTCGTGGACTATACGTAACGACATTTCCGTCTCTGTACGAATCCAATTCTGTAGGTTTTATAGTTGATCCATCAACTTTAAAAAATTCGTAATTATTAAAAATATTAGTAATATCATCAACAACTGTGAGATTAGTTTTAAACGATACACCATTCGCCGAAGGGCTCAAACTTATGACACTTCCACCAACATTTGATAAACCGGCTAGTAATGTCCATTGATCTACATCAAAAACAGGATTAACAGGTAGATTGAACGCGGCAGTGTAATATGATCCGTCATGACGCACTATGGTGCCGTAAGTATAAGGCTGGCTTGGTAGCCAATCGCTCCAATACTGTTGACCTGTAGACCAATTTTGTGTAGTCCAGAACATAAACTCTTTAGCACTGGTTTGCCAGTTTGCAACTACGGCTAAGTTGTTATTAAATTCTTCAAATACAAATCCCTGATCCATTAACCATTGCTCGTAACCTAAAAGAAAATCAACAACTTCTTGAATAGTGGCAAATACGGTACCGTACGGTGCTGTAAGTTCTGTACTTTTATCCCAATGTGTTCTAAAATAAGCATTTGCACCGCCGACTATGGGCAAGTTATCGATTTTTGTAAAACTAGTGGCTGCGAAAGATGTGCCGGCAACAATGTTTGTCTTGGCAATATAAAAGGCACTTGCATATTTTACAATCTGCCCGGAGATGTACTGTTGATTTGGTGTCCAATCAACAAAGCTATCGCTGATTCCGCCAACATTTACCAGTCTTCCAGAAGAAAAATAATCGTAATATTTAAAATAAGGTTGTGAATTGCTGTAACCTTTAATTTCAAACCCCGTTGATAGCTTGGTAATTACCACACCACTATATGTTAATTTTGTCACAGGACTTGAACTATTCAAAAACACACTATAACTTTCCGTAGGAATAAACACGTTACCCGTTGCTAGTGGTGTTTTAGATTCTAACAACAAGCTAAATTGATTTTGATTGGTGAATGCACTCAGTCTATAGCTTAGTCGAGGTATTAAATTTTGTAAATCACTTTTGTATGCATTAAAACTATCTAAGTTATTGCTAAAAATTAAATTGGTAATTAAATTTACTACATAATTAATAATACCCGCAGTTTGTGTACGAACTGCGTCTGCGTAGATATTAGGAACAACTAGATCTGCAGGGCGAATTCTTAAATTTGTATCTTTATAAACAAGTTGTCCTGCCTTGTTACGTACAATTCTCGATCTATCCAATAACAGTCCAAAAGTATTTGCAGGAGTCAACAACATACTTGCAATTAACACACTGAACGGATAATAACTGCTCCTACGCCAGGCTGCCTCAACCGGGCCCACATCGCCAAATACGAAATTATTATCAATATTCTGTGTAATTGTGCCTTGGGCCAATCCGGATACTAGCGGACTTTTTAAATTACCCGAGCTATCGACTGGAATATGTTTTAATAAAAACGGTCTTTTGTATTTTGCAAGTGTATATGCAGGTATACCCGGCTGTCTTACTATACCGTTAGCGAGGTCAGTCCATAGGATTAAATTATCACTAGTGTACGGTGACGGCCCGTATACTCCAGTCCACCAAGTTGGCTCTACACTGAACCCTAACATTTCCCAAGGACATTGATTTGGACGATCTGTATCTAAAATATATCGATATATGCCGCGCCAGTAGGCTGGTATTACTGTCTGAGTCGGCGACTTGTTATTAGAATAATTGTAAGTAAAGCTGTTTGTTCTATCAAACGAGATGTGTTGTGAAAAATCAACACCTACTAAACCTGCCCATTGGTAGAAGTAAGGTGCCAATACTTGATTGAATTCGTCTAACGTATAATCTTGAGTGCGAATATAAGAAGGAAGGATATCGTTAATATCAAAAATATTTGGATCGTATGCAACTTTGATGTTGTTATATATTCTTATTTCTAATTCTAGTAACAACTCATCTCTATAATCGCCGTAGCATAATATTTGACTTCCATCATGCCCTTGTATCATTTGTAAAGGAGTTATTAAAGATGTATCTGTATAAATCTGTGGAACAAACTTTGGCCATAACCCTAATTTTGTCGGTGTTTCTGGAACATAACATCCGTCTGTATTATCATATTCAATAGTTGTGATAATATCGCCTGTAGCCAATGCTACAGCAGATTGTATAGTAATAAATCCCTGACTATTAAATACATAATCTCTTTCATATATTAATTGGATTTTTTTGCCGGTCAGTGTAGTTGTATGATAAACACTTACAGCTTTATTAGACAGGTTATCCAAAGAAAATACAGAAGACAATGGATAATTTTTAATCCTGTAATCCACTACGGTTAAATCTGTTACTATACTTGCACCATATGGTACCATATCGCTAAAATAATACGGAGCAGTTTTAGGTTTATTTTCATTTAGCTTTTGAAGAACTAAATCCACATGAGTAATTGTATCTGTGTTTAATCCTAACGATCCAGATATTTCTATAAAATTACGTTTGAAAGACCCATAGTCATTTCTACTACGTTCGATAGCCTTAACAATGTTATGAGATTCCGATGTGATATGGTATTGGCTAAGACTGCCTGGACCGCTGTGTTGTACAAACTTTGTACCGTAAGCAGTTATATTTCCTAAATCTCTCAAATTGCCCGCGCCTGGAAACACTCCCACAAATGTAGAAATATTTTCAATCATTGATTCCACATGATCGCTAACTTCGCCCAGTGTAAAATCTATCATGGCATCGTTTAACGGATTATTTTGTAAATTCAAAGGAATCTCATAGTACCCGTTACTATTGATTGGTTGTGACGAGTAGGCTTTGATAGTTAAAATATCAGTAAGTGCAATAGGAGTTTTTAGCAAAACTGATTTGTAAACCGAAGTGGTAACTATCGAATACTTAGAAGATTGCAAATAAATGCCATTGACATAGACTTTTATTACCAAATCTGCTAGATTGTTGATGTCATCAAATGTATCAATATTAAAATTGTTCGTTTGATTGGAATCTTTATAAATTCTAATAGCGGCTTGTACTGCTGTAGCTTTAGAAACTTGCCAACCATTGAGATACTGAGTGATACCTGCATACGTTTTACTCAGTAAGTAACCTGCCGATGTGTTTTTAGTGATGACATTGGTTCCTACTTTGTATTGGAATTTGTCAGACGCTAGATTAAAACTAAAGACGATATCGCCGATATTATTAACATTTTGATAGCTTAATGGAAATCCTAATACTGTATCCTTAGACCCCGTAGATGAAACTTTATAACAAAATAAGCCGGTGCCAGTAAATGTTGAACCATTATATACAGATGTATCTGAATAACTGACACCGTTACTGTCTACGATATCAAACAACGGTGCTTGATTGATGGTTGTCTTTAGCTGGCCTTTGACCCATGCAGATCCGTTGTACCAATACATCGAACTTTGATTTTTAAATCCTTTTAGGATAATGGTAGACTGGTTTAATTCAGGTGTGGCAACTTCAGTTAAATGTATTTGTCCGTACCCGCTAATATTAATGAAACTTACTTCAAAAATTTTGCCGAATACCAGCGGGTCTGTATCAGCTGTGAATAGAACACGATACCCCGGTGCTAAACTTACACCGTCTATGTTATATCCTCGTGATCCTTCTATTAGAGAAAATACATCAGTTGTAAAATCATCTACCAAATGTGTGTCAGAGATAGAGGTTGTACCTAAATTATATAATTTTAAATCTGCTTCAAATTCGATTATCGGTCTATTAGCTCTGGCAGACTGATCTAGGCTAGACGCAATGTTATTGTATTTTGCGCTGATATCGATAACATCCTTGTGGAACCAACGATTGTATCGACTCCACGGATTATGATCTCGGCTTGAACGATTGATTACTACGTAATCTTTAAGAGAACTAAATCCCGTAGCATCGTCGAACGGATACTGATCAAACGGGGTAGCGTCAAATAATATGTTTTGACTTGTGGTATATGGGCTTACTATTTCTAATAATTTTTCTGGTACTAGTTTGATGGCAACTCCGGCGCCTTCAACATAATATAATCCCGATGCATAACTGGCTGGGGTCACATTGCCATTAAATTTTAATTTCATTCCGTTACTAAGGAATGTTCCATCAGATAGCATGTAACTTTTTTTACCAAGCAAATCCTTGTCTATATCCAACACACTCGCATCGGTGATATCATGAATCTCGATTGCGCCGCCTAAATTTATATCTGTTTCACTTTGATAAAACAGAATAGAAGGAGCATTTGTCGGCACTGTAAATACCAGTGTACCTGATTCGATACCATAATCGCTGATGTCCGATGTTATGTACCTATCTGTAATTCCAATGCTACGTGCAGTCTTGATGCTAAAAGGATTGCCTTCGCTAGAAATCTCAAAAACGTAAGTTTGCCCTCTATAGAGTTTTAATATAGGATTAGGTGCCAATCCGTCAGGTATAAAAATATACTGATTAGCATTGCCAGCCGATTCAACACCAACGGTATATGTACTTTCTATATTGATCGGTTGTCCGTAAATGTTGATAGGTTCAGGGCCGTACGGTAGCCAGTAGTAATTTTGAAAGTTTACAAACTTGTCCCAGTCGATATGTGGATCCCAAGAATAAAATTCTTGTTTGTTAAGTCTGTCGTGCTTTGTTGTGTTTGCGCCAAATACTCCCAATTGATTAATGTAATCTTGATAGTCTTTGAAAAAAGTTATATTACCCAACGAATCTTTAGCAGTAAGTCCTGGCTCTAATTGATAATTTTGTCGTGTATCGTTAGCAGACTTAACATAAACATCAGTACCTTTTGCGGCCTTGGCATTTTTTCTTCCTATGAAACCGCTAGTTTTGGTCAATGTACCTGGTTGATACAACTGATCTATTGTAGATTGTAGGAACTTTTTGTTTGCAGGGGTTTGATAAAAATCTGGTAGGAAATTTATACCAAGGCTGGGTTTACCAGTTGGATTATTTTCGTTAGCCATTAACTATTTGCTCCGTAATTTGCGCTGGTAATTTGTTGACTAGTAACCAATGATGCCAGCCCAGTGCCTGTAACTGTTTTTAAATTTGTGTTTGTAAGGCCTGCTACAACCACAATATCGGTTGTGGTAGCGCAACTTAAGAATATACCATTGCTTGGACATTTGATTTCAAACAAACTACCAAAATACTGTCCTGTTTGATTTGGAACAATGACTAGACTAATTATATCTGGTGATAACTGTTGCATTACGTAGGTAGATAACTCTGTGAAATAAAACGTATCTCCAAAATTCCAATTTTCCAAAGCAAAAAACTGATTTATTGCAGTTAATATTCTAGCTTGTACATTAGCATTAGATACTGTAGAGCTAGGATTAATCATTACTTCAAATGTGGCTTGTAAGCTGGGATCAGATTGTTTACCAAATAACAATACATAATTTACTGGATGATATATTACTTCATCGCTTATGGATTTTATAAGATCCAATTTACCTGATAATAAATTATTCAACGCATCTGAGCTTGGAGGCAATGGTTCTGCTCCGACTCCTTTGGCAGAGACCCATTGACGGTACGCTGTATCATAACTGTTAGTTAACACATAGATATCTATGATATTGCTAGAGCTAGGATCAATTCTTGCATTGTAATCTGCACTATGTGTATATTGGAATCTTATTTTGTCGCGTCCCGAATAAACTCTATAATCTAAAGTTGGACTATACGATCCAGTACTTGCAATATACTGGACTACTGTTTGAGTGTCAATAAAATAAAAATACTGTCCGTCCTTCCATTTAGTAAGAGGATAAATTAATCCTTCTGTAGCTAAAATAACTACAGGGCCTGTGGTAGGGTTGTTATAAACATATCGATAATCTTCTTGACCAACGGATATGATATATTTTTTCTGTACAATAAATTTATTTTCGAGAGGAGCCACTGTAGGAGCCACAAAATCTAAAAATAATTGAGGATTATCTACTACTCCGGTATTGAACGGATCCGCAAATGTAATTACTATTTTCTTAGGATCAATATATCCATCAGCACCAACATATTCTGACACAATTTCCCATTGCAAATCTGTTGTAAAATTACTAGTAACACCGGGTTGTGTATTAACATTTAAAATTTTAATATAATCAACAATGGTTTTACTTGATACTTTGTCATAAATTTTGTTTGTGGTATCAAAATAAAATATAACTTCTTTGTCACTTTCAAAAATATATCTTGTAGAACGTTGTGTTATAGTATATGTTTGTGTGTTAGTTGTAAACAATAAGAACCAGCTGGCATCTAGTTGTGCATTTGCATTGTTTCCTTGATAATTTAAACTAAAATTGCCAGAAGAGTTAATATTACTTGAATAAATTATCTGCCAACTTTGTGTTGGAGCATCATATCTTAATCCAAACGCACTGTTTGCAGAAATTAGATCAATCATCTGAGCTTTTATACTAGATGTTAGTGTGGTTGAAAACTGTGGAACAATTTGTGTTAATACGGGTGCCACTATTCCTGTTCTAGTGACTAAATTAGGAATAGATTTACTTAAAGTTATAGGGCCAAAGCCAGTGGATAATTTACCTGTACCTGAAGCAGTACCATCGCCCGCAATAGCAACAACGCCGGCCCACATGTACAATGTACCGTTTACAGGCACCGATCCGGTATATGCTGTTAATTCGTTATTCTTTATTGTGTTGAAATAATAACCAAGTGGTGCTACAAATTTCACTAACGAACCCACTGTTACATATAACAAATCAGTTAGTGTGTAAGAACCCACCGGGTATGGAGTTGCTCCTGTTGTGCCGCCAACGTAACCAGTACTACTATTGCTATCAGTGGTTATGCTGTACCATGCAACATTCAAGCTGGTTGTAATATAGCTAATAAAATTTTGATAAAAGAAATTTCTAAGATTAGGATCTTCTAAAATAGGTGTCACAACATTGTCAAGAACACCCTGGATGTCTGTTGTTGTCAAATAGGTAAATGTCGTACCTGATGTATAATCTTGTCGATAGATAATTCCGTCATCTGCAAACAAGTTAGTACTGGAATATTTGCCTGTTGGATCTGTTAGATCAAAATATCTACTAATACCGCTACTGGTTCTGTTAATAGCTTTTACTTTTGCCACTTGCAAACTTGCAGACAATGGACTTATGTTGTAGTCCTCGCCAGTTATCATACGGTTTTGTGTGTAGTATGTCTGCGGAGCATTTTGTTTGATACTTGCATTAGACTCAGCTGATGTTGCATTAGCCACCGATGTTGCCAAAGATAATGTAATCACTAGTGTTTCATTTCCGCCGGCGGAATTAAGATAAGGTATGGTTATAGAAATATTATTGATATCTGTTGGATTAACCGCATAGGACAAATTGTTAGATACTCTATAGTATGCTTTGAAAGTACCCAACGGTATTTTACCAAAGACTCCGTCAGCAAAATTTAAAGAGATCGTATCGTTTACTCGTGTGGTAACACTGTAAACTGTGCTTGTATTTTGATTTAAATTATTATAGATAATGTTGTTGCCGGTCAATGCAGGAATTTTAGTCCATAATGTATCTTCTAACCCATTTTGATTCAGCTGCCATAGCCACACATCCGAATCATTAATGTTTTGTGCATCGATATTAACAACTTCATTGGTAGTGGGGTTAGTAACTGTGAATGTTCCCTGATTCAACGAACCTTGTACAAATCTGAAGAAAAATCCAGTAGTAGGACTGCCTGCACCGTAGCCATCGTCGAGATAAACACAGGCAATACTATTTCCTGCTTTTGGAGTTTCTTCGTATATGTAATCTTGTCCTGCAAATGCAGTACTTACTATTTCAAAAGGCATGCCTCGTCCGGCCACGTTGGCTGTAAAACTAAAGACTGGTATATTTGTATTAGTGGCATTGAACCTATATTGTGCGGTTGGTATATTGTAAACTGTTGCGGAGTCAATGGGGTTGCCAAATTGCTGAGTTTGAGGCAGGGCCGCATTTAGCACTCTAATAAATTGATCGTACCAATTGGTATTACTGGCATCATTCCATGCAATAGTTTGTCCGGATAGATTTCTACCGTTGCTATCGGTAACATTTTCTGTTGTGGTAACTGTGCCAACCTTTAATAATCCGCTGGCACTAGTACTTCTACTAGGAACATAACTAACTAATTGTGAAAGATTCAACAAACTACTACGACGTTCAGCTGTTTCAATAAAGTTTTCTCTAGCATTTAGGTCCACCCGGAATGCAATGCTTTGCCCAACAAATGCAATCAAATCAATAAGGGCCAAATACTCACTGCTTTCAACATAATCGTTAAAATCTTCAGGAAAATTAACGCGAATATAATCTATCATAGTTCGACGTAAATTTTCAAAATCATAACTGGTAAAATCAGCATTGGTAAATGTCTGATAGATTTTTTTCCAGTCTTCTGATAATAAAAGATTGTTCTGTCTTGTGGTTGAACTCATGATTTTTCCTAGTAGCAGTATTTATTGAATAAAATTAAGTGCATAGTTAATTACTGCTTCAATGAAGTGGCGAGTAACCCTACTTTCTGATCAAAGTGTATCCTTAAATTTTCACTTAAATTATAGGTCACGTATGCCAACGTCATCTCCAACTGTAAACCAGTCTCATATTGTGTTATGACAACATTACTGGCTTGTATTCTAGGATCTGCGTTTACTATAGCGTTGATATTTTGCAATAACAAGTCCTTGACTTGTGGTGTTAATGGCTCAAATAACAAGTCCCAAATAACACATCCATATTCTGGATCCATCAGTTTCTCACCTTGACGCACATAAAAACTGTTTAGCAAGTCTTGCTTGATCAGTTCAAAATCATACAACGCAAAATTCTTACTGTTTTTGTTAACTGTACTAAAACCTCTATATTTTCTAGCGATCGGAACAGCAGGATTACCCGTACCAGGTATTGTTGTTCTGTTATAAAGTGATGTTGCCATAATCTTTCCTTATGCTTTCTGGGCTTTTTCTGGGCCTAGTATGAAATCAAATGTATCCGTTGCTGTAGTATACTTGAGATAGTACTCAGGTGATGTTTTTGTGCCATTAGTAAAAATAACAGGCGAAGTCACTTCTCTATCAGTTTTTATTGATGTCATAGATAATGGATCTAAATTTTCGTGTTGAGGCCAAGGTTCAACGTTTGGTATACGTTTCATTATACTGGTTATCTTGTCTAGTTCTTTCGAATAGGTATTGCTAAATGTTGTTAGGGGTATTGGTGCAGTCGTTAATGCAGAAGGTGCAGCCGGACCATTTTCTCCTATTGTGGTTGCAGTCAACAATATGTTGTTTGTGCTTTTTAGATTGGTATTCAAACTGGTCAAATTGATAGATGCTGTGGTTTCTACATTTAAGTTTTTTAATACATTGATATAATCGCCAGTCACTTTTACTTTGTAGTTTCCGCCAGCAATAAAATTAAAGTCACCAACGGATTCTACTTGAGTTCGTGTTGTAGACTTCATGTTGATATTGCGACCAGCTTCCATGTTGATATCACGATCAGCATAAAAATTCATATCAGCTTTGGTATGCACACTGATACTATCAGCGGCAAAGATATCAATTTTTCCATTACTGGTTAATTCAATCCACGCAGTGCCTCGAGAATTACCAATGTAGATCAAATCCTCACTATTGTGTAAAAGTATTTGGTGACCAGTGCGTGTTCGTATACGCACTAATTCGTTGTGCGGAATTGTGGGATCGCCGAGGGTTGGCTCGCCACCTTCCACTGATGCATATTCTGGTGGGCCTGCTTTGTCACCTCCGGCGGGTAGTTTTCGTCTAAAATTATCGTCGCCATCATCCATTACAAATGTGGTGCCGCCCAGCCTGCTAATATTAGCTACTTTTTGTGGCAATGTTCCTATCTTACCGGTTGGAGCATTTGGTCTTCTATCAACCGGTCCAGGTGTACTGATACCAAATACAGTGCTTGGTGTTTCACGTCTGGCACTGCTGGTTGTGATCCCGCGGACATCGTCTATCAACAATCCTTGTAATTTTAAAACATCGGCAAATAAACTTTTAGGTTTTGCAATCTGAGTAAAGTTTTTAGGAGCATTAGAACTAGACTCAAGCACTACTTTATTAACTTCAGCAGCCGGCGCTCTTACACCGTCATTCTCTACTGTGAACGCAGTAGCAGCCATGCCAGGAGTCATGAAATTTGCACCAGTGTCTGGCACACATCCTATCCAATATCCCCTTGCGGCGTCACCATTTATAAAAATTACAATTACTAATGTGCCTGGGTCGGGTGGAACAAACCACATACCGTAACTTTTCTGTGTGTCATCGTACTTGTTATTTTTAGTTACATAATCACTGCCGGTTTGTCCAGCAAATGGCATCATGGCTTTGACTTGGAATACTTCGCCGGAAAAATTGCTGTTACCAACTTCTCTTAGGATTCGTACTTTTAAGCCGCCGCCATAATCAGGATCGGTATGGCCTACCACTTCTGCAAGTCGAGGTGTTTCAGGAGCAGGTTGTCGAGGTTTAGTTGCCGAGTCTAGTGACATTAGGTGCCCTCGCCCCAGCCGTTGTTTGGTATTTCGGTCTCAGAGGTCAAACGTGTTCCTTCTTTTTTATACTCCACATCCTGTCCAGGTCTTCTATAGCCAGATAGTTGCTGTGTAAATGAACCGTCCTTGAAAGTACTAACTACCTTTAATAATTTATAAAACCCTTTGAACATATTTGTTGTTTGTGTTTTTCTAAAATCATATAATCCAGTAGATTGTGCAATGTCTGTAGGCGATTTAATATTGATTACTATATCCGATTCACTAGATTGAAAATCGATATCGCCCTTTTCTGTTATGTTTTGAGCAGTAGAAAAAATGGTATAGTTTCCCATTCCGCTGTTGGCAATATAATACGGATCTCCAACAATCTTCAAGTTTAAATTAACCATGTCATAAGGCGTGGTTAGTGCTTTCATCATTAATTTTGCGGCCACTACAAACTGATTTTCTGTGGGTGATCCTGTCATACCTTCCGTTTCGGTACTGATAGCATTATAACGACTTTGACTACCTTGAACCGAGCCACCTTGCAAGACCACATCACCCTTGTTAGCCACCACTATTTGTCCTTGTTTAGTTTTATCGGGGTTCACTGAACCGGTTTTGTTTTGTTTAAATGCATCCTGATTTCTTCCAAACTGGTCAAATGCAAACGCCGATATAAATCCATTTCTTATGGTAAGATCGAATGACAACACTTCTGTGTTCAATCCGGTATACAAGTATTCGTATCGTTTAGCAACACGTTTTTCTAATTCTTTTAAACCCGGTGCACCTGCGCCAGCTGCCAACATTTTGCTGTCGTGATAGCCGTATGGTAAAACCCTATACACTACTATCTTGGGAGTAAATCCTGTTCCACTCTTGTTAGCTTTACTAGGAACATGAAATACTTGGGTATCTATCCTCCACCAAGCTCGCATTCCGGCAGAATCATCTGCACCAGGTGCCATTGCATCCTTAGGGTACCCACTTTGTAGTATTACAGCATTGATAATCTGTTCTATTCTAATACCTTGCTTGAATTGAAATACACCTTTTTTAGGATCTATTTTATTGTCTGCTCGTCTAGTCTTGTTAATATCATTGTCCCATGTTAGTACATTCTCAGGAAATTCTTTGCTATTGCGAGCAAGATCAAAATTCATCAAGGCATAGCCGATAGGATTGAGCGCACTGTTTTGTTCGAGCGTGCCGTAACTCGATTCCGATATCTGTAGTTTTTTCTTTATCGACGCCAGTGTAGATACAGATGCAGTTTTTGGTATTCCTGCATCTGACCCGGATGCTCTTTCATCCGGAAATAAAATAAAAATTTGATCGGGCTCTACTTCGGTTTGTCTTTTTAATTCTTTGAGTTGACGATTTAATATAGTTTGTAGGCTTTTTTCACCGGACTGCAACATCTCCTGAACAGTTTCGCCTGCTATAAAAATATCAGATTTTACTGTTGCATACGTGTTATTAAATGCTTCGCCGTTTGTGATATAGCCTTTGACACTATATGTGGCTCCAGATGCTGACACTTTCATCTCAATACTAGTGATTTTGAAAGGTACATGTTTAGTTGTATTTGGAATATTAACTAATTGTCCAGTTTCTGTGTTGCCTCTAAAATCCACAGTAATTAAATATGCCGCATCATTATAGTTTGAATAACCTGCTTGGTATGCGGCCACTTGCATAATTGTAACAAATTGCCCCATACTATAGGGCTCTACCACAGTGAATTCAAGAGTTAACGTATTTGTATTACCTGTAAGTTTTTCAAATCCGTATTGGCCGTTTAGTGTCAACTGTGTCATAACAAAATCTAATTTGTATCCGCCAACTGCATTGAATCGATTTGCAGTATCAATACTGGCACTTTTGCAAATAAATCCTAGTTCTGGGGTTTTGCCAGTCTTATAACTTTCGTCGGGAAAATTGAGTTCGTTAGGTGTTAAGCAAGATAATCCTAACACGTAGTTATAACTGGCGAATCTACTTAATACATTGGGAATTGGTAGTTTACCAGTATATGATCCACCTGCAAGTTTTTTAATTCCTTTAAGGACATCTCCGGCAGCTGGGCCTGTTTGTGCAATGGTTGCCATTATTATATACCCAGTGCTGGTGTTAGTTCGCTAAGTTTGCAAATATAGATTTGTGTACCCGGTACAAAATCCAAAATAGGATCTTGCAACACATCAAGATTGCGTTGTATAAACACCCACCATAACGTTGAATCGCCGTAGAGATCGTGTGCTAATAAATCTGGTCGATAGGTGTATTGCGGTTGTATGGTATACAAAAAATCGTCAACATTGGAACTAACTGATCTGATATTCAAAATATCAAGGTATGTGTTAACTACAGGAGTAGTATGGTAGGGGCTAGTTTTGCTGTATGTTGCCATATTAAATATATCCTGGTCCGGTGTTCAAGTATCCACCTGTAACAAATCTATCAAGGCTGAATTTTTGTGCTGAATTTCTACTGTACATTGGCTGTAGTGTAACACTGAATGAACTCTTCGTTGGGACATAACTGTCACCTCCAGGTGTTTCTCCACCAATGCCAAACAACGAGCCTAATGCTGCCACTTGTCCTATTCCTCCGGCAAGTGCTCCTACATCGCTGGGTGAAATTCCAGCAATTCCGCCGTAACCACCAAATGCATCTGCAAGTCCGCCTATAGCATCTGTTACGCCTTGAACAGCACCGGCGGCACTGCCAACTACTGGAACACTGATATAATCACAATCTTTAGCCAGTGTGGTTGTAAAATTTGTTACGACAACAGGAATATTGTTAAACACATAATTTCCATATCCATTAAGATATACTATTGGAGGAGGATTGCCAGCCTTTGGATCATTTCCTACAAACATTTTGGTTAAGGATCTTAAATAGTGTATGGCCGCAATCCAGTAAAGACCCTGAGTTCGATCTTCAACATACATTGGGGCTGTAATAGTTATCTGTCCAGGTTCACTGTGTTGGTAAGCCTGAAAATTATAATTTGTATGAGTAAGATTAAGAGCCTGATACTTGGCTATTGATTGTGTTTGTACTTCTGGAGTATAAGGAAAAATCATACCGCCTGCATCACTTAACGGTTTCAATACAGGACTTGTTCTAAAACTGGGCCATGTTGGTAAACTTAACCGTACCCGCCATTCGTTTTCGCCTTCAAGGTCGGTAAATGCGGCCACTGCCGCATATAGATCTCCAGCAATTTCGCCGGCTCTTGGTAAATCAGCAAGTGAAAACCCGCCTGTTCTGATTGCGGATCCTAACTGGCTTACTGCACCCACTGCGGAAGTGGCGGCGCCTGCTAACTTGTTAACACTTGTACCAATATTTACTAAACCGCTTGCACCAGTAACTGCCATAATAATAATCCCCTTTTGGTGTATTATTTATTTGACTTTATTAACTACGTAGTTTATAATTAGACATTAGAGGACTCTAAGGATGATACCAACAACCCCCGTAAAAGTGAATTATCTAAACAACAAAGATATGTTGCTAGAAATACACAGAAGTAAAACAAGTTTTTGTAGCTTTACCAAACCTGAATATCACCAGTATGATATCATACTACCAAGCATAGATAAAATCAATATTCGAACAATAGCAGAGGCCAAGCGTAATCAAGCCAAACGTATCGGCGACCTAGCATACGCTACTCGCAAAAAAGCTGGCGAGAAAGTCAAACAGGCAGACTGTGAAGTTGACTACAAAAAGATCCAAAAGACAGACCTAGTATTTAGGATCATGACCTTTGATCACATTCCTTTGAACAATGTACGCAAAAAGAATCCCAAAAGTCTTGCCGACCATAGAGACAAAGTCAATTTCCCACCATTCCAACATTGGAAGTTTGATGATGAAACAGGCGGAACACTGATTTGTGTTGGTAAGAGTCACTGGAAAGGCGACTTGGAAAAGGGCAAGTTTGACAAGGATGCGGGCCAAATAACTAACACCTTGGCTCGTATGATGTTAAAATTATGTGAGAGGTACGCTACTCGCGGCAACGTTCGTGGCTACACATACAACGACGAGATGAAAGGTCAAGCCATTTTGCAATTAACACAAATAGGACTTCAATTTGATGAATCAAAATCAGACAACCCTTTTGCGTATTTTACTGCCGCTGTTACTAATAGTTTTGTACGTGTCATTAATATAGAAAAACGCAATCAGAACATCCGCGATGATATTCTAGAAATGAATGGTATGAACCCAAGTTATAGTAGAACTGGTGCTGGTGAACATGCGGCCGCTTTGAAACGTGCGGGGGAAGAAACTAGTGAGTAATCTGTTTAAAAAAGTTGCCTGTTTTACGGACATACATTTTGGATTGAAATCTAACAGCTCAGTACACAACCAAGACTGTGAAGATTTTGTAGACTGGTACATTGCTAAAGCAAAGGAGGAAGGTTGTGATACAGGTATCTTTATGGGTGATTGGCATCATAATCGCAATAGCCTTAATATCACTACGATGGAT